GAAACCGGGCATTTGACAGAGCATATCTTGCCCGGCAGCGTTGTGTGTGAGAGAGCCTTGGTCCGGAGCGAGGCCAAAACGCAGGTAGGTACCCGTGGCGATGTTATTGACGCCGGCTAGGGTACGTGCCACGATCGTCGCCTTAACATTTTTGAGCACCGCGCGCTCATAGTAGCGTCGCAGCTCTTGAATTACTGGCTGATCACGAAATTTGAAGAAAATGGCCGCTTTGTTATTCTGAAGCAGCCCGGACTTGGAAGAGAAGGACATTGTGACTGAAGGCATTGCTGAAGTGGACATAATGTTGATGAATGTTACAGTGTGGTGTTAAATATTAAAGGTCATTTGTGCGCGCTCGCGACCACCGACAGTGGTCGAACGATATCACCACGCCAGGCACACCTTGCGGGACCTCAGACATCCGCTCGCAGAGCGTTACCGACACCCCGAGATTGTTGAACACGTTCGCCAACTGGTCGCGCGTGCCGCCGCGAAATTGGTGGTAGAACCGCGCAGGCCGGCCCGGGAAAACATGCTTTGCGACAGCTACAGCACAGTCTACGGGTGCGTCGACGGCCCACGTTACCTGCTTTTGCGGCGTTTGCGTTCGGTTGAAAAACGATCGCTCGCGTAAGTGCGCGACAGTGCGCATGATGACGTCTGCATGCTCGACGGTGAGGTCCGGATACATGGACAACGCCGCAGGATAAAGGATTCTGAGGTCTTCCTCGGTGTAAACAGTGTTTCGGGACAGATAGGACTGGTAGAGATCATCGACGTTCACGTTCGTATCAGCCAAACGCGTAAAATGCTTCATAAACGCTCGCACGGGATCAACGACAATCCGTTCGTTAATAAAGAACCGCCCGGCATGATACGGTGTCTTCCCCACGTCTATTTTGATGACGACGCTGGCGATGGAAGGGATAGCACTGTGCCTGCACAACGTCAAGTCGGCGGGACTCGCCAGGAGATCGTCACCCTTCTGAATGATGCTCATCTTATTCGCGGCTCGGTACCTGCACGCGACAGTCGACAGCATTTGGAAGACATTCGCGTTAAGCGTGAAGGGGTCACCAGACGGAAGATTGAATTGTATCCGCCCGGAGTAGAGCGCGTCAGCCTGTGAGCGTACGGCATAGGAACTTCTATGTGCGTAGTAGAGCTCGCAAAGCTCCGGCTCCATGCCCAGTAACTCAAGGAACCAGCAGAAAGCCAAAGTGTGCACGGCCGTGTGAGATGAATCTTGCTTCGAGACGTCCATTTGCACGTTGCTCCGATTGAACGCCTTGAATAATCCGCGCTGCCGGCATAGCTCCTGCAATTCGGCATCAGAGTAACCTACATCGGCGATGCAATCTTCCCGTAGAAACGCTCGCATCCGCGACAATACTTCGACACCCGGTGGGCCCATGCATGCTGCGTACCCCGATTCATTGGCAATGATTTGTTGACCGTAGTTAAGACCAGCTGCGTACCCAGGCTCAACCTTGAACTTGGTTTGAGTTTTCAAGAATGAGTGGAATTTGACGGAGCGCGCACTGTCGGCAAACGACTCGTCATTGGTGAGCCTAGACAAGTAAGCCTTCTCTCGCGAACTCAACCACGTAACGAATCCTTCGCCTCGCGTGAAATGTATAACTGCTTCCTCTGCCGCGTAACACTCAACGAACCGCGCCAGAACAGTACGCGCATGTGACACGACGGAAGATATTGATTTGGCACCCTTACCGGTGGTGAATTGGCGCAGTAGCATATTCCTTGCGTCTTCATAACGCGATGCGGCAACCTGCACGTCTGCCAGCTTGTGAGCGTCATCGAATTTATTGCGCAAGTCTGTGCGTGTCACTGGCTTGCCCATTTCACCGATCGACACCATTCCACCGGGCCCTTTCTCAACAAATCCGAAGGCATCAGCATGATCTTTAATTAAGTCAAAATTCGTACGCCCATATATGAGCTCCTGTATTTCCACATCCGTCGGCATGGGGAGGACAGCAGGCGGGTCGTCCGGCGGCAGATCTAGCAGGCTGTTGATCGAAATTAACTCTTCACCGGTCGTTCGCGAATGCAATATTGGTAGAGCCGCAGAAGTGTACTCAGTGTGGACGTCAGGATCAAGTTGCCTGTACTTATATACGCGATCTGCGTCGAACGGGAACACAGAACGGAATCCGAGAAGTCTTCGCATCCTCACCCCGTCTACCACTTCACCTTCAACCAAATTGAATCCGCCGCCTAGGAACTCTTGGCTGGCCCTAGCACTGACGATGTAAAGCAGCTGCGTGTGCCTGGTGAACAACACTGTACGATGTTGATTGGAATGCATGAGCCAAAGATTACCTTTGAGCGACTGGGAATCATGGTACACATGCGACACCCGACGCAACCCCTGAGATTGACCGATGGATGGTACATCGTCAATCCAAGGAGGGTCTGCCATATCTTTACGAGCTTTCGTGACGAGGGCGCTACCGAAGTCGATACGCGCAGCTGAGTCAGAG